GCCTGAGACTATGACTTTTTTCCAATTTGGCATATTATATCTTAATTATGTTGCGGTTAGATACATACACTAATGCCGTGTGTGTGCCTACTTCCTTGCGGCCAACAACAAGTTATTTATTATAAATATGTGTTATCGAGATTTCTTTGGTTGTGGTGCAGACTGCATGTTTGCAATTTGTTGAATCTCGGATTCTAATTTGATTTGCAATGCAGCTAAAAACTGTGCATCTTTTCCTGCAATAGTAATAACATCTAAGGATTGTCGCAATGTCTGAATTTCAGGCAATGTTAGTTCAATTGAAAAAATATTCATGTTTGTTTATTTGGATTGTTCTATATATTGATTTTGTAATTTAACTACAAGATTATAAAACATTTCAACTTGCGAACCGGTGATTGTTACATCTTTTAAAGAATTTAAAACAAATTCTAGTTCTTCTTGAACCAATTGATTTTTTGTTTCAACCACCGGCTGCTTTGATTCGCCTATTATTTTAGAAAGAATACTCATTATAACCTTTTTTAGTTAATATATAGAATTTTATGCGTATATCCAAATGTCTAGGGCATTATCTGTATATATTGCTCCTGCTTGTACAAATTCACCTGTAGTTGGTTTTGTAGTGTGAGCAGCTTGTGTAAATACATAGCCTGCGAATGCTGAGTTACCATTTGTTCCAATAACAATTGCGTTGGTTGAGTCTAATAATCCGTTTTGGTAACCCCAACGATCTGTATCTGCATCAAAACCAAATGCAATATTTCCTGCCGCATCAGAACCTCTATCAATTATAATACCGCCATCACTTGCTGCTGCAGACCCGGATGCTAATATAATAAACTTATCTTCAACTAATAATTCTGTAGTGTTTATTTGTGTAGTTGTTCCATTAACAAATAAGTCTCCAGTTATTGTAGCATTTCCTGACACTGTAACATGGCCTAGGGAGGCTGTTCCTGAAACGTTTACTGCAGATAATGTTCCAACACTAGTAATTGCTGTTTGTGCTGCACCAGTAACTGTAGCTGCCGTAGTTGCAGTTGATGCATTGCCTGTTAAAGCTCCGACAAAAGTAGTTGAAGTAACTGATGATAATCCTGTTAAAGTAGTTGTTGCGGCTGCACCCAACGTTAATGTTTGTGATCCTAATAATACTGAAGCATTAGCTAAATTAGCATTTGTAATGCCGGCTGTTCCAGATAAGTTAGAATTAGTTAACCCAGTGACTTGAGATGATCCTGAAACAATGCCTGATGGTAATTGTGCACTACCACTAAAAACTCCACTACCATTTAATACTTGTGCTGAACTAGATACAACTGCAATACCGTCAAAGAATGATCCACTATGAATTGACGTTCCGGCTAATATTTGAGAAGATCCTGAAACAATGCCGGCAGGTAATTGTGCTGAACTAGATACAATATTGGGTGGAATGCTTGTCAATTGGGAATAAGTTATTTGAGAAGACCCAGATACTACTGGGATACCGGCAAAGAATGATCCACTATGAATTGTCGTTCCTGCTAAATGTGCAACTATTTGTGCTGAACTTGTTACTGTACCTGCTGCTGGTATTAGGCCTGATAAACCAGAACCATTACCGGAAAACGACCCTGTAAATGATCCAGTTAAAGATGTAGTTGCTTGTGTTGTACCAATAAATTGGTTTGAACCAACTTGTAATGATGATAGATGGGCGCTACTACCCGATACTATTACTTTTTTCCATTCTGCCATGTTATGTTTTTTCTTTTTTTAATAAATATGATACTATTTTTTTTTTAATCTAAAAATGTTAATCTAATCCAACAAATAATGCGTTTGATGTAAAATATATTGCTCCATTTGCAGTTGGTCCAGTTAATTCAACTGATGAGGTAGCTAAAATTACTACTCCACTTTGTGATACAGTTAGTACGGCTTGATTGCTAGCATTCTTAATTAAGAACAAGTTAGCAGCACTTCCAGATATAGTCGTCAATCCGGTACTAGATACTGTAAATGGATTATAACTTGCAGACCTAATAATAAAAATGTCTCCAGTCGCATTAACACTTGCAGTTACGCTTCCGGTTGCTATAAAAGTACTAGTGCCACTACTTCCTCCGGAGCCAAACCCACTAGCAGCTGCAGACTGTGATATAAATGTTGGATCAATATATGATGCTGTTGCAGCAATTGACGCGCTTATAGATAAAGATGCGCCAGTATCGGATATAACTGTTTCGCTAGCATTACCTTGTGCATCTGTTGCGTTAAATACAAAAGTATTATCTCTAATACTAATGCTAGCAGAAGTTGTGGGTTGTCCAACACTTTGTGACATAAAGTATATAGTACCGTGACCAACATATAAACTATTCCACCAAGAAGTTTCTGATCCTAGATTGTATGGTGAAATAATACCGTCTGGTTTTGCAGGAACCCAATCACCTGATGGAGCTGCTGCAAATGCTGCTTCTCCTGCTGTAGTTGCATTTGTTGCAGTAGTTGCATTACCTTGTAGTGATCCAGTAAATCCTGCAGTTGCCCTAACGCTTCCAGTAACTGCTAATGAACCTGAAATAATAGCAGATCCGGTGTATGGAAATGAGCTGCCACCGCCTCCGCCGCCGTTTAACGCAAAAGAAGCTGTTAATGCATAAGAGGAAGATATATTGAATAACGATCCGGTTTGTAATTGACCGGGTTTAAATTGTCTTGCCATTATGCCCATCTCCCATTCACAACTATTGTGTCTGTAGCCTCTATTGTGTATCCTAATATGCTTGTATCAAATACAATTGATTGTGATGTTGTATTACTGGGTGTCCATGTATATATTGCTTTATCAATATATTGACCGTTTATATATACATTGAATTCGTTTTTTGTTGCCGTAGCGCCTGTTACAGGATTTGTTCCGGCTAATGCTGATATTGATACCGTTGTTGAATTAGAATAAGTTGCTATTTGTTCTGTTAAACTAGTTAAATAGTTTATTATGTCTGCAGTTAATTTGCCTGTTGTTGCTCCAAACATGTTTGCAGTTCCACCATTATTAATATGTGATTGCATTTGCAATATATTGCTAGGCACCGCTGTAGTAGAAAATAAATCAGATGATACATATATGTTGGTGTCAAACACAACTTTTTTAATGGCATACATTTTTTTTATTGTTGATATTTGAGTTTCTGTTTCAGATAACAATGTTGCTAACACCGTTAACGGTATTGTTGCTCGTACTAGTCGATCTTCGCCTACTGTATTTATTGTTTCAAAATTAACTGATCCAATTGTTGTTGGAAATTTTTCAGGGCCATTTCCCCATGAAAATCTACCATATGGTAATATTTGTTCTACAACATCATTCAATTGCATTGTAAAATCGCACCAAATCATCATATCATATTCTATTGTAACATATTTTGGTATATTAATTATATAGATTTTATCTTGAGCGGCGCCTTGATTGCCAATGTTAGGCATTGGATCATTATATCTATTTCTTTCATTGTATTTAGAACGATATGTTAATACGTTTTCGTTTGGATTATAATTTACATCCAAAGTTTTTATGTTATCTCGTTCTATTACACTGTTTCGTTTTAACATTATAACTGGTGATTGTAACATGCCTTTTTCATCACGCAAATATCCTAAACGCTGCACATTATCCCATTTTTCACCATTTGCATAAATTATTGGAATATCAATCAATGTTTGATCAGCTGTAATTTGTGGACGTATATCATTTTCAATAAACCATTTAATGGCATAATCAATATCATACAGTGTTCGTTTTGGAGATCGTATTACATCATCATCTCTTCTAGTTTGTAATGCTCTATTTAATGTTACATTAGGCGAACCGATTGTTGTTGGTTTATTTGTTTTTTGATCAATATTTTGTTTGTTGAATATAGGCATAGTTATCCTCTGTATGCAGGCGATTTATTGTCGCCGCCCCGTCTTAAATTTGTAATACCTATAGGTGTTTGTCTTGTAGCGTGGGCATCACATATAACGGATACACTGTATCCTGATGTATTACCATTTGGCCATGTATCTGGATTCTTTCCTGCAAAATACTGATTTGATTCTACATTATCTAGTTCATAATATTCATTGTCCCAAAAAATAATATCTCCTGGGTCTGGATATAAATTTGCGGTTTCTAGCAAATCTCGAGATAATCCAAATTGTGCTGTTCTTGTATATGTATGTCCGTAATCATCCATTTGAGATGTTTTTGCTTCTTTTGTTATAATGCACGGCAATAATATTGAATCATAATATGTTTTTGCTTCTGATTCGCCGTATATGTTTGATTTGGTTGATTCTAATATCAATTTAAAAAACTCAATTTCAGTATCAATTATTGAATTAATTAATTCACTGTTAATTGATGCTAAAAATTTGGCATCTCGAACTCCCCCAAATAGTGCCATATCTTATATCTCCATAAATTTGTTATTACAAATATATTTTATCAAATTCAATTTTCTATTAATAACGTTAACCTACATATATTTTTAATGGAACTTTACCAAGAATTTCCATCATTTGAGTTGATTCGGCATTTTGCCTAGTAATCATTGCCTCTTTAGTTAATTTATCTAAAAATTCTCGTAATTGAGTTATCAATTCAGTTTTTTCGGCTTGTCCTTGAGAAATTAAATCTGATCCGTTTAATGTTACTTCGCCATTTGGTATTGGAACAGATGAATATTTTCCTCGTACTTGTCCTAACATTTCTTTGGCGGATGCAAGGCCGTATTTAATGATCCACGCGCGCCCCATATCATTAATTTTACTGTATGATTGATATGTGTATGGTATATTTGATGCGTCACTTACAACATTGTTTAAAAGTGCACTATTACCGAATAAAAGCCCTTCATTATTTTTTGCGTCATCAAATATAAAATTTACATAAACAGACTCAAAATATGGATTTGCAATAGAACTTCCGGTACCAGATGATGGTATTGGCCAGAATTTAATGTCATCTCCATGTATTTCAAAACTATATGCAGATTTTCTAATTTGATCGTTGAATTCAATTCCTTGTATTCGCAATAAATCAGCATGAATTGGCATCATCATGAAACTAACAGATGGTGACATTCCGCCAAATCCAAATCCTTCTAACATGTTTTGCGAGCCCATTCCGGTACCAACAAATGGATCAAAAAATCTAGTAATTGCTGGCGGGGCATTATGAAGTACTCGTTTTACTTCAACTGAACTTGTTGTTACAGTTATTCCTAAAGATTTAGATATTGCGGTCTTTAAACTATATGTTTGCTGTCCTGGTACCATATCCACACGCAATGTTTGCCATTGCAAATTTCCGCCCGAGTCAGCTTCAGTTCCATATACTTTTGATAATTTAGTAATATAACCAAATGAATTTCCAACTAATCGTCCAGTAAACCCTGTGCCTGTTAAAAAACTTGATGCGGTATTAACACCCAATGTATTCATCAAATTATTAACAATGTTAACTTGATTGATTTGATTAGAATATTCAATAGTAGCAGATTCAAATGCTGTATAAAAATTTATTGCTTGCAATTCGATATCCATTATTGGGTATCCTAGATGTCGTGCTGCAGCAACCGCAAATTTGTCAGCATGGCTTTGAAATGTTGCATCAGAATCAAAAAATCCAAATGGAGTTGATCCCGCAGTAAACGATGAACTTCCGGGCCATATTGGTTTTTGTATACTATAATCCATTGTTCTGTTTCCTTTTTATATAAATATCAATACTTTTCATTTAGTAGAGCCAAAATTTCATTTAACGCTACGTGTCGATGATTATCTGTTAAAATAATTTCATTTACAAATTGTGATGGTTTTAGTTTAGGGACTTCATGTACTGCTGAATCATTATTAAATTTTAAATCTACTTGATATCTATCGCCCGTTAAAATCATGATACTGCCTTTACCTAATCTAGATAATACCATTTGCAGTTGTTGTTTTGTTAAATTTTGAAATTCATCAACTATACAAATTGCATTATCAAATGTTCTTCCTCGAAAATGAGCTAATGATACTAGTTCAATACTTTCTTCTTTTTCCATTTTATCTAACAGTTCTGGTTTATTATAAACCTTACGCATGTTGCTACGAATCGGAACTAACCATGGATCCATTTTTTCTTGCAATGTTCCTGGTAAGAATCCATTATCTTCATTTGATACTGTTGGTCGAGTCATGATAATTTTATCAATTCGTCGTTTAAAAAACATGTCCAATGCAATTTGAACTGCTAACAATGTTTTGCCAGATCCAGCTTTACCTAATATAAAATTAAACGGAGTTTCTATAATTTTTGCTTTTGCTAGTTTTTGTTCTTCTGATAATGTTACTGAAAATTTAATATCAGTTTTTGGTGGAGTTTTATCCGAATTTAGTGTTGTCATAATATAACCTTTTTTATTAATCTAATTTTGTAAGCGTTGTTTCACGTAAATACATGTCATGCAACATTTCAATTTTTCCTAAACACATTTTACGAATTGCATGAAATGTATTTCTAGGAGGATATGGTGTCAGTATTTTAATTTTAATCAATTCTTTGTTTGGCCCTAAATCCTTTTCAATATGTACCATAAGTACTAGACGAATTGCACGTATACGGTCCAATACATCAATTAATCTACCAGAATACCGAATATCTATATACATTTCATATTTTACGCGAGGTGCTGCCATAATACTTCTTTAATATAAATATATGTGCAGTATAAAAGGGGCCGAAGCCCCTTTAATTTATTCGTAATTGTTTAATTAATTAACTAGTTAGTTGTTAACTATTATAGAGTGTTTAATCCGTGTACGTATACTTTTCCGTAAAATTCTGGACGAACTACTTTCTTTGCGTAACGTGTCATAACACCTTTACGTGGAGTGAAGTTAACTGGATCATATACTAATGGAGTCATGATAAGTGGAACATAAGGGCTAAATACTGCTCCTGTTTCAAGGAACTGTGACCCTCTGAATCCCATTAAAATAACATTCTCTGTCATATATGGATTTTTGTATACAGTGTATCGGTTATTGATTGCACCAATTTTTTGTACGCCTGCCGCAAACTCTAATTTAGTACCATCTGTGTCAGCTGCAAATCCCGGGATAGACTCAAGGATTGTTGCTACTGCTGGACTTGTTACTAGGAAGTTAGCACCACCACGTAATGTTTTTTGGTGAATTTTATTAGATACTTTTTGAAGTTTAGTACCTAAAGTTTGGAACCAACCACCTTGTGTATTATAGAAACCATCAGGGTTTCCAGACCCAGCGTTTGTTTGTGTAAATCCGGTACCGTTCCATGTGTTGTTGTTTAATGCTGACCAATACTCAGTAGTTGGTGCTGCAGAAATTAACATGTCTAGAATTTCTAAATCAATTTCCATGGATACATATTCACTCAACATTGAAGTCAATTCAGCTTCAGCGTCAATTGAATGGTATGCATTTAAATCTTGAGCAAACTCTGGTGTCCAAACTGCTTTCAACTTACGAGTCTTGGCAACGATTGGTTCTGATTGCATTTCCAAGTTAATTTCTGGAATTTCAATATCAACGTTGTATCCGTTACCATCGCTACCTTTGTTGTCTTCAAAGTCACCTCTAGTATAATCAAGTGGTTGTTTGCTGTACGATACAGTATATGATGTTGTACCATGCATTCCGGCTGATTTTGAAATAAAGAATTCAACATTACCTGAAGATGCATTATATTTTGTAAATGCAGGAACGGCCATTGCTTCTGTAACAAATGATCCAGATGTTAATATGAATGATCTTACTGCAGTCAAATCTGCATTTGGTAAAGTAGTTGCTGCTACATAAACAACACTGTATCCTGATAATGTACCTGTATAGTTAGCGTCAAAGTTAACAGACCCCGAACCAGCAGTCGCTGCAGATGCCGTTGTTGCTGCTACTACACTTGAAGTTTCATTGATTGAATATCCAAAACGACCTGCACCATATAAACCACCTGAT